CGTATTACGGAAAGATTGGTTTAGAAGCTGCAAAAGGTTGGGCTGAGAACCCAGATAAAAGACCTGACTATGATAAATGGGTTAAAGAAAATGTTAAAGATGAGGAGATAATAACTGATGAGGGTGCTTTGGGTATTTTTAGTGTTCTTTTGTTTTTGCTTTTCCTCTAATGCTCAAATGCAAGATGAAAGCACAACTTCTACTTCTACTTCTGAAACAGAGATGCAAGGTGATTTAGAAATTACTACCACTACAACTACAACAACAACTATTGAAAATAAAACAACAGGCGATATATTAGACGGAGATACAGGTGTCGTAGCCACTAGGTACGAGGGAGATATGGATCAGGATTGGGGGGGAATCGGATCTGCGAGTATGCCAAATTGTCCTTCACAATTTAGTGGTGGTGGCAGGTGTGCTAAAGGAACGTCAAATTCTTTAACTACGTTCCAACAAAATATAAGTATATCACAATTTCATATAGAAGATGGAGGAGCGTTAAATTGGAATTTAGACGGCTGGCACTCACAATCTAATTCTTCTATGTATTTTGAATTAAAAGGTTACAACGAAAATGTTTTATTATGGACTGATAAAACAGATTTTGCTTACAATAACCATAACTCTAATACTTCTTACAATTATGCAGGGAACTATGATTTTGCAGGAGGATTAGATAAATTGTTTGTATCTGTAGGAGGAGCTAAAAATTATTATTTTGATAATGTAGAATTGTTAGTAAACTATAATTATATCACTACACAAATTACAGAAGAAATATTTTACCAAATTATACAAACAGAAATTAATAATACAGCTACTAATATTTTAAACACACCTGTTGTTACTACAAACGTAGTAAACCCAGAACCTGTAGCACCAGAAATACCTGAGATAGCTATTATGACTGTAGATTTGCCTAGTGTGGATTTAACTACTACTGTTGCACCTATAGAAATACAAGCAATAGATGATGCAGGATTTACACCTACATTAAATCTTGGCGAACCTGTAGCAACAGTTGAAACTATTACAGAAGATATTCAACAAGTTATGGATTTACCAGAAATTGTTGAAGTTCCAAACACTACAGTTTCTAATACAAATGTTGAACCAGTAGAGATGCCAGACACTATGCCCACGGAACCTGAACCAGTAGAAGTAGAATCACAGCCCGAACCTGAAATAGCAGTGGTTGAGCCTGAACCTAAGCCTGAGAGCCCTTCTGAAGAAATTTCGTCCCCTGTAAATGAGCCAGGAGAACCTGTAGAAGAAGTTAAGGAAGAAGAACCTACTACAGAAACAACAGCGTCTGACGAGCCTGTAAACGAGCCTAAAGAAGAACCAAAAGAAATAGTTGAAGAAAAAACGGAAGAACCTGTCGAAGAAAAAAAAGTAGCAGAAAAAACAGAAACAGAAGAAAAAGAAGAGGCCAAAGAAGAAACTGAAGAGCCTAAAGAAGAAATAAAACAAACAAAAGCTGAAGAAAATAAACCCACTAAAAAACAAGAAGCTAAACAAGAAAAAGCTAAAGAGATTATGCAAAGTTTTGATAGTCAATATGATGCAGTAGCACAATTAACAACATTAGCATTGGTTAATGCTCTGGGTGCAGACATTACAACATACCAACAAGTGCCAACACAAGTGCAACCAACGTGGTATGAATCAAAAGAAATATATGCAAATACTATATTACAAGATCCTTTAGGAAATTATTACGGCGTGAGAGATAGCTTGGTCTTTGAAAAAATGCTAGGAGCCCAGTATGAGTAATGAAGTAGAATACAAAGGAATTAAAGTAAAAGGGGGTAAGCTATTATTGATATTCCCATTACTAGGTACAATAGGTGGAGCAATATGGGCAGGATTTGAAGGATATGCCCGATGGGTTGCTATGGAAGACAAGATAGCAAATTACACAGCTCCTGATTTAAGTGGCTTTCAAAAACAATTAAGCGACTTTAACACAACGGTTAATGTAACAAATGAAAAGATAGAAAGTTTAGAAATTAAAATAGAAAACGAAATTACTAATATGAATACGTTGTTACAGTCAGAAATATCAACTGCATTAGAACTTGTGCAAGCTGCTCAAGGTGATGCCAGGGATATTCGTAATGAACTGCGTAAGGATATAAATCAAGTTATGGATGCGATAAGTAACGTGGATAAGAGATCGAGAACCACGGAACAAGAAATAAGAGGCAGTCAACGTACAGCAGAGAACGACGTAAGAACGCTGATACAGCACGCTGAGGATCGCTTTGACGGTAAGCGTACGGCCATAGAATCTGATGCTAATAGACGTAATGAAACTATAGATGTCAAACTAAAAGAACTTGAAGATAGAATTATTAAACTTCTTGAACGTGCTCTTAATAATCCTCTTGCAGGACAATAAAATATAATGTGAGTGAGGCTTTTTAAGGAGGGTAACTTCTACAAATAAATACAAAAAAAAAGTTACCTATTGACTATCCTCACTCACACTTTTTAATAAACTTAAAATCTACCTTTAAACCCAACACTTTAAAGGTACTAGTCCGATTAAAGTTTATCAAAACTCTTCATTTTTACTAACTTGATCAATAACTGTTTGAACATCCCAATCATACAAGGAACAAATCTTTTCTATTTCTTCCATTATTTTACTTTCATTTCCTGAATAAGCATTTGCCATAATAGCATTCCATTTTTCATACAAAGATTTTATTTTTTCTATATTTTCTTCTTCTAATTTTGCAGTTCCTACGTTAATTAAATAACGAAGAGCTTCTGTTAAACTATTTTTTCTTCCCGTTTGAGCACTAAGAAGAACGGCTATATGTTTTAAAGTCCATTGAAAAGAAGATTTTACTTGAAGAGTTGCATACGGAGGATATTTTTGATGAGTTGCAAAATATTTAAGTTGAGCTTTTGTAGCGTGTTGAACAAACAATTCATGTTCTTGTTCTTCAAGTTGTCGCAAAATGTGCGTATAATTACTTTTTTCTTCTTTTAATTTTTCTACTTGATTTTGAAATTCTATAAAATTTTCCATTACAAAACCTTTTTTTCTAAAGATATCGCGGCTTCTAAAAATGCTTTATTAGTTTGCTCATCCTCGTCAGATACATCGCCAAATTTTACTACGTCTTTTAAAGCTTCTACTTTAGATTGTATAGCAACTATTAATACGTCACGTTCTATATTTGATAATTCTAATTTCATTTCTAAATTCTCCATTTCTAATTAATAATATATACATAGTACAATATATACTATTATATGTCAAACATTTAATTAGTGGACTTTATGAATATTGTGTTTATACTTGAGTTACCTTAGTTGTGAGCGCGACTCATCTCGCGCTCTTCTACTTAGCTTTACCCCAATTTTCACCAATTCCTACATCTATACGTGAAGGAACTTTTAATTCCGGAAAGCAATTCTCCATTGTTTCTTTAATGTCTTTTATGTTGTCATCCTGTCTAACAGAAAAACAAAGTTCATCATGAACGGTTAGCATAGGCAGGTAACCTTTTTCATAACAATTCAACATAGCCCTTTTAGTTTGATCAGCTGAAGATGCCTGAATCAAACGATTAAGAGCTTTATATGTAAAAGCCACCTGATAGTTAACAGGATTTTTCTTGCGCCAATCTTTATCGCGTTCTTCTAGTGGTGTGTCTTGTATGTTTTCCCATTCCTCTTCAAGTTTATCCATATGAATAACTTTTTTAAATCCTCCAAACCCTTTAGGTTCTCGCATAGGAAAACGACATTTACGACCCATCAATGTTCTAATCTCACCTTTACGTGTAGCTACAGCCATTACTGCCGCGGCCATTTCTCGTATGAAAGGAACTTTCTCATCGTAATCATTCCGTAATGCTTTAGCTTCATCAAAGGGAATATCTCCAAGGATACCCGCCAACTTACCAATGCCCATGCCATACATAATCCCTAAGTTAATGGTCTTGGCTAAGTTACGTTCTACTCCCGCAATATCGGCTACCATTTGGTGAAAGTCCAAATCATCACTCTGGTAAGACTTTACAATCTCTTGTACTCTAACGTTGTCCTTTGTTTCTGGTGTTAATGAAGCGTAATGCATTAACCACCTGGGTTCTTGCGCACTGTAATCAAAACTTCCCCATTTACATCCTTCTTCTGGTATAAACAAACCTCTAATCAATTCTTTAATCTCTGGGTGTCGAGCAGGTACTTGTTGGAGATTAGGATGACTTGAAGAAAATCTGCCCGTTACGGTTCCACCATCTCCAGATCTTAATTGGTTAAACTCACAGTGGATACGTCCTTTATATTGGTGTTGCAAAATAGTCTCAACAAACGTAGTGTTCGCCTTGTTGTACTCTCTTATTTCTAATATCTTTTTAGCAATTGGATGTTTATGCGTTTTTAAAAAATGTTTTGTAAAACTCGGTGCATCTGATTTAGCTGTTCGTTCGTATGTTAAGTTTAACTTGTCAAATGCTTGAGCTAAAGAAGTCGCTGTCCATGGTTCAATGTCCACTCCTGTTTCTTTCTTAACTTCCAACAACAATGAATTTTCTTTAGTCTGCAGATATTTTTTAGTATCTGCTGCTTTATCCAGATCTACCCGTATACCTTTTACGCGCATTTCAAAGATAATAGGAAGTAAATTTAATTCCATTTCTAAAATTTTACCGCAGTTTTCTTCGGCTAGTTTACGTCGTAGTACATTCCACAACTGTAAAGTTAACCGCGCATCTGTCTCTGCATAAGCCGCAACTCGAGAAGCCGGTAACTTCCACATATCTTTTTTAGCATCCACACCATGCTGACTTGCCGCCATCCGCAGCTCATCTTCTTTTTTCTTTTCGCCCAGATACGTTGCTCCTAAAGCATTAAGAGAATACGAATATCTGTTTTCATCTAATAATGGCGCGGCAATCATAGTATCTAATATTTTACCCGGCACAGTTATTCCTACGGTTCGTAACCATCCTAAATCATATTGCGCATTATGAAAGACTACAGACATGCCATGTTTAAGTTGATCTTGTAACCATGTTACCACCATCTTCTTAGACATATTACCACCGCCTTCATGACCAAAAGGTAAATAGCCGTACCACTTAGAAGAAGCTACAGCAATCCCTATCAACCGCCCATCGTTCCTAGACCATCCTGGACCTAGTGTTAATAAGTTAGGATCACAAGTTTCTACGTCTATAGCAATAATAGTTTCTTTAGATAAATCTGGTAATTCAATTGGAGGAACCCATGTAGGCTCATTAAACAAATCCTGCTCATACATTATCTTGGCTTCCATAATCGCGTTCAAGTATCATTTCGCAATAATGGATTGCTTTTAATATGTCTTCCTTTCTGCCTTTCTTAGGATGTCGGCAAATATATTTAATAATGTTTCCTTCCGCAAAAGGTAAATTGTTAGCGTTGATAAATTGTGAGGGTTGTATTTTAAAACCTTTGTAGTGTTCTCCCCCTTTGTTCCATACCGTCATAACTCATAGTACCTTTCTGTTTCTGGTTGCATAATGTGCAGATTTTCTTTAGTTCGTGTCACTCCTACATAAAACATGCGGTGTAAAGTTGATGGTCTCGTTATCATTTCTTTAGAGGCCGCATACGATATGTCTGAGATTAGCAGAATATTATCACTTTCTCCACCCTTCATAGAGTGAATAGTGCTTAATTTAATCCTAGGGCTTTTTACATTATCGCCCCGTTTCAAAGCGTTTAGCAAATAATTTTGTGTATTAAGACCAACCTTACCCAACACCTGATGCCACCGTTGTGATCCATCAACCAACAACCCTAGATGATCTCTAAGATAATCCATACGTATTAAACTGTCTGCAGGCAATGCTAAAAACTTTCTAGACCTGCCACCAAATCCTTTTTTAAATCCTTCATTGGCATTCATGTGGTCGTATATGTTTCTTACCTGACTTACAGTAATCTCTTCGCCCTTTGACAAAGATTCCCACGATAAAATAGCATCATACAATTTTCTTGGAATACTAGGGTGGTCATGCCTACTGTAGATCCAACCTTCTTCCCGCAACTGCAAAGCATACCGATCTAACAACCTATTGGTAGAAGCC